AAAATAATATTTAGAAAAAAACCAAAAATCTATATAAATCTATATAAAAATAAACAAAATATATAAGAAGAATGTTGAAACAAATTTTTAAAAGTCAGGTTCCAATCGAAATACTACACGAATTATTAGAACCTGTTTGTTTAAAGACCGATAAATATTATTTGATTGATTTGAATGCCTATCGTAAAATCATTTTTCATGAATATCATATATCGTTTTGTAATAAAATAAAGGAATATTATCATGCATCGAAACAATTCTACATAGAACGCAAATTTACCTATAATTCATTTATTAATATTGTCCGTCAAATATGTAAAAACAACAGCGTATTGTTTTCCTCTCAAATACGATATAATGATTCCGAATATAATATCGAATATTTTATCTATTATTGAATTCTATGTAAAAAAATAGATTCTTACTATATATAAATGTTTAGTTCAAAAAATCCATATCAAATTTTAGCCGTTTTAGGTATAGTAATTGCAATGAGTTATATTGCACCTAAAATAAAGCAATCATTCGAAACAAACGACGAATATGAGTTGATTAAAAAATATTTGTTAAATGATTCTCCTCTTTATGGATTTAATAAACCAAAACTCTGGATTCATTCCAAGTATGAAGTAAACTCGCGTAAATGGAAATCATTCCAATCTCGTAATTCGACCGATATGAATCAACCGTATATTCATCTTACCATCAAAACAATTATTAATCATTGTGGGGATGATTTCAATATTTGCTTAATCGACGATGAAACATTTAGTAAACTTATTCCTTCATGGGATATAGATTTAGCTACAGTGGCCGAACCACATAAATCACATTATCGTCACATTGGCATGTTGCAATTAATTTATTATTACGGGGGAATGTTCGTCCCAAATTCATTCCTTTGTTTGAAAAATTTGAAATCATTATATGATACTGGTATTGCTAACGGTATGCCATTTGTATGTGAAAATGTGAACCGCACCGTGAATTTAGCAAAAGAAAATTATAAACGTTTATTCATGCCGGATATTACCATGATGGGTGCTCCTAAAAATAGCCAATCCATTAAAGAATTCATTGAATATTTGAAGAAAAATGAACAAACAGGCCATTTCAGTAGCGAACCAGATTTCTTGGGAAAAGCATCGCATTGGTTAATGGACGAAATCATTATACAAAAAATGGAATTAGTGGGAGGTGAATTAATTGGCGTAAAAAGTCAAAAACGTAAACCTATTTTACTAGAAAACTTGATGGAAGAGGAATTTTTAGATTTGTCTCCATCAGTATACGGTATTTATATACCAGCCGACGAACTATTGAGACGCACAAAATACCAATGGTTCGCCGTAATGCCTGCCGAAGAATTATTACATACGAGTCCAATTATTGTAAAATATTTAAAGGCGTCTATAGTGGATAGCACCAATGAATATCATAAATCCACGGAGATACCTAGTGTAGTTGCAATTTAGTTCCGCGATTTCATATAATTACGAATAATTATATGAAGATTACACGTATTTACACATAATAAATAATGAATAGTTTTATGAATATGGTAAAGATACAAAATACAGAAAAAGAATATCCTTCTAATATGGGTCAAAAATGGACTGATGAGGAAGAAACATTACTGTTAGAAGAATTAAATAATAATATACATATAGAAACAATCTCGCAAACACATAACAGAACTATAGGAGGCATTAATTCACGACGCCGAGAAATCGCCTACAAAATGTATTTGAAAAATATTTCTATGGAAGAAATAATGAAACATACAAAATTAGATCATGAATGTATTAGACAAACAATAGAAAAAAGACAAAATAATAATCCAAAAAAAAATAACAAAAATAAAAAACCAATATCAATCGAAAGTGAAATTACTGAAATGAAAAATGAAATTAAAGATTTGAAAAATACTATAAAAGAATTAGTTGATATGATAAAGGCAATTTATGAATTTGAAGATGCATAAAAGGTGTAAAAACAAATCATATTCTACGTGATTTGCTACCGACATTACGAACGGTTCCAACCCCGCCAGCGGCTAAACTTTTTGGTTTGTAATATACCTGTGAATTATTACTAAATAATGGCATTTTCATTGTATTTTTGTTTTTGATAATGATTTTGGGTGTAGTAGATACGGGATTACTGAATTCGACATAACCCATTTTTATTATATATCTATATATCATACGTATAAATTATTTCAATCTAAATCGGGGAATGGAAATAAATTCTTACGCAGACCGAGTTCTTCAACTCTACATGTCTTTTCACGCACTGCTTTTTTGGGTGCATAACAACGAGTATCCATTTTTATTTTACGATGTTTGATACCATTCGGTAACATTGGTGGAGGTCCGTATGTCAGTGTATCATCATATTGAGATACTATCCAAGGAGACGAGTCATAATCATACGAAATATTCAATGTTTTATTCGATGCCAACATACGACGAATGTATTCTGTTTGGTCCATATTCCAATATTCGTAATATACAATAGCCGTCGCGTTTTTATTATCGGCACGTGCATTTATACGAACATTACTAATAATTCCAAACCCCAGATTGGAAATTGTATTCCATACTGCTTCCTTAGTGGTATTCTTGCCAATGTTACTAATAAAGAGCGTTGGTAAATTTTGTAAAACTTGTGTCATTTTGTAGGTGTAATTTGTTGTGTATACAATGGCTAATAAAAATATTTTTCAATTTTATATTTACAACAAATATAAAAAGAAAAAATATTATTTTCATATAATATAATGAATATTGATAGAAACGCCCCAGAAAGTTCTATAAACAGAATACATAATGTTACTTTTATAATCCCATCCATACCAGAACACTATGATTATGTGTATGAATTTATTGAACCAATTTATAAAACTATAGACATACACATTGTATTTTCAGGTATAGAACATTATGATATATTTAGAGAAAAAGATAAAATAAAACCAATTATAATGACTGAATCATATGATAGAGATTCTATAATCACATTCAAAAAGTTTTATGGATTAAAATATTTAATTAATAGTTGTTATGATTATTTTATAGTATGTGATTCGGAATCGTCGATTGTATTGGAAAATTTTGTATCATCTAATGTAAATAATAAAATAAACGATATATTTAAAAATAAAATCGTTTATGGTGAAAAAACGGATAACGGTATGTTGATAGATATCATGAATATATCAAATAATATATTTTCGAAAGAGCATCAAGAAATACTAAAAAAAGAAACTGATAATTATACTTTATATATATGGTGGTCCAACTTACCTGTTTATAAAAAAGAACATCTACCAGATTTCTTTGATAAAGTTAATTATGATAATATTAATTGGAACCATTTTGACTATATATTATATCAATATTATTTGGTTTTATACCATAATTTCAAAATTTTGAATGCAGATACATCATTACTTACATTGTATCTTCCATTTACAACAATAGAATATGAAACAAATCAACTAAATACATTGGATAGATTCAATTTTGGATTTTCTTCTATAAATTACCCATTGTATATAAGATACATAAATTATTTTAAACAAAAAGGGACATTTTTGGTGGTAAATTTAGATAGACAATAAATCATTCGTTTGTCATAATTTTATATTTATTACAAATATATAAAAAGATAATGACGTACCATATAACCAAATATGTGGTATATTTACGGAAAACAATACGATTTAACCACCTTTGCCAATAGGCACCCGGGCGGTGCCGAAATTATTGAAAAAACAAAAGGGCTAGAAGATTGCACCCCCCTATTTGAATCATATCACGCGTTTTCGGATATGGCGGCAATCAAACAATCGTTAGACAAATACGAAATCAAGGCGGATGACGATACCGTCGTCGTGGACCCATATGCAAACGATTTCACTACTTACCACAAACTCATTGAAAAAATAAAAGAAATATTCCCCGACCGCGAATCGATTAAAGCCCAACCATATTGGTATATATATGTCATATTTATGTTCTATTTATACCTATCATTCGTTTATAGATTGACGTTTTGTCAATATAACACATTTGTAAAATGTATATTAGTGATGTTTGCTAGCACTATAGAAATATCACTATTATTCAATGTATTACACGATGCATCTCATTACGCGGTCACTGAAAATCCAGTCATCAATAACATTGTATCTGCCGCTACCCAAGCATGGACGGTATGGAATCATTCGTTATGGACGATGCATCATATCATATTACATCATTCATTTACGGGGGGTGCAAAGGACCCCGATAAAACTCTCTATGACTATGCAAACATTATGAATATAAGTAATTTTAATCCACACATACAACAATATATAAATCATTTTATTTTCACAATTGCTCCGGCGCAACATACATTACAAAGCTTTTTATACGCGAGACGAGCATATCTCGAATACCCAAACAATATTTATTATACAACTTACGATGCTTCCATCATTTTATTTAAATTTATGTTTTTGTATAGTATTGGGTTCTTACCGGCGCTAATATATCTCACAAATATTAATTTACTTTATTATGTAAATGTTTTCCCGAATCACGATTTGGTTGAAACGCATGAAAACAATTATAATGGACCAGATTGGGCCAAACGACAAATATGCAATTCCGGTAATTTCTTGAATGATGAAAAATGGTGGGGAATGATATTTGGTGGAATCAATTACCAAATTGAACACCATTTATTTCCAAATATGAGCAATCAAAATTATCCCGTCATTGCTCCAATCGTGAAGAAATTTTGTCAAGAAAATGAGATACCCTATGTACATGAAGAAACGTTGGAAGGTGCATATCATTCATTTTCGAAACGTGTTTTACCCAAAAAAGAAAAGGAAGCATAGACGTCTTATAGGCAAAGACAATGAGCATAAATAATGTATATAAACCATATAAACATTATTTCCATAAAACATATTATGACGGAAGAAGAATCAACGGTAGATAAATCAATCAATGTGATAAGAGCCATATATGAGAAATATGCCAATGACGCCTACATGACGAATCGAACATATCATTATATTACGGAACAACTGCCTACCATTTTAGAAAATATGCAAAAAAATCATGAACAGAGGCAACAACGTATTGAAGAATTGACCATTGAGCAAGATACATTTATTCAAACCTTTTTGACAAATAACCAATATTTTTATATTCCATCTACTGAAAATTATTTTTATTACGACGGTATACATTATCATTTGTATAAGGAAGAAGACCTCATATATAACGTATTATCCTCTATTAGTAGGGATAGACAATTGTTATCGTGGAAACAGAAGACGAAAATATATATAATGAAACGCATCAAGGAAAACAATCTCTTGAAATCTGTTCCGGAATCGGCTACTATCCAACACGTCTTAGATATATTATATCCCGCTTTATTTTCTAAAAAAGCGGAGGCCAAATATTTCCTCACTATTTTAGGCGATAATATATTCAAAAAAAATACGGAAAATGTCCATTTCATAACATCAAACGCGAAACGGTTTTTACTTGAATTAAATAATATATGTCAAATGGTCATTGGTGCAAATTTATCACAAACGTTTCGTCATAAATATCATGAACATGAATACGGTAATTGTCGTCTGGTAAATATAAATGATTGTATTAAAAATGACAATGTATGGAACACATTATTGACGAACTCATTATTAGATATTATATGTGTCGCGTGTCATTATTCCATACGTTATGGTAACTCGGATGATTATATCATTAATTCGAGTAATGAACCTTCTCTCATTCATAAAGTGTTTTATTTGAAAAATATTCAACCGGAACAATTGGTTGACAATTTTATAAGCGAATTTTTACACGTGCATGACGCGGGAGATAATACAGGTGAACCCCAAATTTCGTGGAAAAATATGCAGTATTTGTGGAAAAACTATTTAGATAATAAAAATTTGCCAATGATTATGTTCCAAAACACTTTGAAACAATTGTTGATTCAAAAGTTAGACCAACGATATATTGAAGTGACTGACGTTTTTATACTTGTTTCTAGCAAACGTCCCGAAATACAAAAATTCATTGCTTTTTGGGAAGATACTATACAATATGATGAATGTGAGAATGATATGGAATTTGAAATAGATGAAATATGCATATTATTCAAAAAATGGTGTTTACAGAAAAATGAGAGTTTGTCTTGTATGAATAGTAAAGAAATACTTGGTCTCATTGCTCACTATTTTCCGTATGCTGAAATTGAAAACGATAAATTTATTTATAAAATACGGTCGTCGATGTGGGACAAGCAAATGGATATACAAATTGCATTGGAGAATATGAAGGAGAAATATAGGACACCGGAGCTAACGGAAAGATGTAGTTCACCAGCCCTAAACATTTCTATTTATGATGCATATGTTATGTATTGTAAATATTTTTCGGGAGAGTCCAATGTGCATTATCATATTGTGAGTAAATCATATTTTGAAAAATACATATTTGAACATTTGAGCGAATATGTAATAGATGATAAATTTATTTCGAGCGAATGGATAAGGAACGGATAAGGAACGGATAAGGAACGGATAAGGAACGGATAAGGCACCGATTACTCATAATCTATCGAATTACCTCGACTTGGAAATGATAATTCACTATTTGTGCTAGTAAGTGAATTGCTACGTCGAACGGCTTCAATCATTTCATCACTTTCCTTACTGATTGTTTTGAGTGAAAACGAATTCGACCTCTGTATACCAATATTTGCAGTAGGGTCATTCGCGATGTTCATATGTTTTGTATATTTTAGATACGTAAAATTCGCCGATGTTTCTTTATTTACCATATCTACATCTTCTTGTCCATTTTCAAATCCATGCCCGCGTTTGCAATCATATACATAGTTTGCACAATCGTAACAATAACCTATAAATACACCTTTCTTTGAACCATGTAAAACACATTTTTCACACATCTTTGGTCCGGTGCCCGGAAACATGTTTTGCACCCAATCATAGGGGAAAAATAAATAATATTTTTGTTTATCATATACATAGTGGTCGTCTTCTATCGTGGACAATTTGGGGTCATACATTCATAATAATATACAATACTTTTTATTTGTATATTATTATTTACAAAACAACTTAATTTTGGTTCTGGTTTTGGTTCTGGTTTTGGTTTTGTTCGTGTTGTTCATCACCACCTTTTTTTACAGAACGTCTCTTCTTGACACTCTTCTTTACATAACCAAATTTACCTTTTTTGGCGAAAAATCCATATGATTGTAATCGCTTTTCTTTTTTGGCAGTGCGATGTTTACTTTGAGATACAATTCTGCCCCATTTGTTCATCATTAAATGTGAACGAGTTAATCCACCACTTGTTTTATATGCGGTTCCATTCCATACTTGGGCTCTAGAGCCAAATAATTCAGGGTATGATTTACCGTGAACGTGATATTTACCATCTTCTCCTCGAACTGGACGTTTCATATTATATATAATATACTGCATAAAAAAATATATTACCAAATATTGATTTTCCTAAATATTTAGTTCTTCCCATCGAAAACTTTAGCCATTTCTACTAAAACTTTAGCCATACCAGTTATTTACAGAACTATATGGAATAGTAGTCGTTTTGGTAGTATTCACATAAGAAGCATATTTCATTTTTTTACTCATTTTAGGGTCATTTGTAGAAGTCGTTAATTTAGTATATTGAATTTTCATTGCCGCTTGACACGCACAATATTTACCAATATCGTTTATCATAGAGACACGCATATTTTCTATAATATACCGACATAAAATGCATTTGCAAAAAATTGATTAAAACGGCATGCAATATACAATAAACAAAATACTATCTATTCTATCTAAAATGACAACCAATCTCGCTAAACAATATCAACAAAAAACCGATAAACAACATATTTTGGATAATCCGGATACCTATATTGGCTCGGTTGAAAATGTCGATGCCGAAATGTGGGTATATGACGATGCTAGCCAAAAGATTTACCTAAAACACATTGAATATATTCCCGGTTTATACAAACTATTTGATGAAGGTATCGTGAATTGTCGCGACCATGTCATTCGTATGATTCATTCTTCGCTATTGGATAAAAAATTTGTGACCTATATTGATACCGAAATCGCAATGGATGGCACCATTACTATGACCAACGATGGGAATGGTATTGATATTGCAAAACATCCCGAAAATAATATGTGGATTCCGGAAATGATATTTGGACATTTACGCACTTCCACCAATTATGACAAGGACGAAAAAAAGATTGTCGGCGGTAAAAACGGTTTCGGTTTCAAATTAGTTTTAATATGGTCCACTTATGGCCGTATTGAAACGATTGACCATACCCGCGGCCTGAAATATGTGCAAGAATTTCACAATAATTTGGACAAAATATCGCCACCGGTTATTACGAAAACAACTTCTTCTAAACCATATACCAAAGTATCGTTTAAACCTGATTATCGCCGATTAGGAATTCATGGACTTACTCCAGATATGTTGGCACTCTTGAAGAAACGTATATATGATATCGGCGCGGTCACTGACCATTCGGTAAAAAAAGTAAAAATTCAATACAATGGCACAACTATACCGGTGAAAAATTTCCAACAATACATCGATTTGTATATTGGCGGAAAAGATGAATCGAAACGTGTATATGAAATGCCGGACGAACGCTGGGAATATGCCGTAGCTCTTTCTCCTACCCAAGAATTTGTCCAAATATCATTTGTCAACGGTATTTGCACATTCAAGGGCGGTAAACACGTCGATTATATTAGCGGTCAAATCATACGTAAATTGTGTGATTATATCGAGAAAAAGAAGAAGGTCAAGGTGAATGCAAATTCCATCAAAGAACAACTTATCCTATTCTTAAGATGTGATATTGAAAACCCATCTTTCGACAGTCAAACCAAAGATTTCATGAATACACCTTCCACCAAATTCGGCTCGACTTGCCAAGTGAGCGATGCATTCATTGAGAAAATTGCTAAAATGGGTGTGATGGATACTGCCTGTTCTCTGACCGAAGCCAAAGAAAACCGATTGGCCAAAAAAACGGATGGGTCCAAAACGAAAACGATTCGTGGTATTGCAAATTTCATCGACGCGAATCATAGTGGAACCGCGCAATCTAAAGATTGTATTCTCATTTTATGTGAGGGATTGAGTGCTATGTCAGGTATTGTTTCCGGATTATCGGCGGATGACCGCAATACAATTGGTATTTATCCACTGAAAGGAAAATTGCTAAATGTTCGCGGAGAACAAGTGAAGAAAATCGCGGAAAACAAAGAAATTACCGATATCAAGAAAATATTGGGATTAGAAACTGGACGCGAATATAAAACAATCAATGACGTATTCCAACACTTACGATACGGTAAGATAATGATTATGACGGACCAGGATTTGGATGGACATCATATCAAAGGATTATGTATCAATCTATTCCACAGTGAATGGGCATCACTTATTCATATACCCGGTTTTATCTCATTTATGAATACCCCCATTTTACGCGCGAAAAAGGGGGCTCAAGTGGTCGTATTTTACAATGAAGGTGAATACCAATCTTGGAAACAAAAAATGGGCGGAAACAGCGATGGGTGGACCATCAAGTATTTTAAGGGTTTGGGCACGTCAACATCTGCCGAATTCAAAGAATATTTCGCCAATAAAAAGATTGTGAATTTTGCATACAATGGCCAAACGAGTGATGACACAATCGACAAAATCTTCAATAAAAAACGGGCGGATGACCGTAAAACGTGGTTAGAAAATTATGAGAAAGATGCCTATTTAGACACGTCGGTGCCGATGGTAAAATACGAGGATTTTATGAACCGAGAAATGATTCATTTCAGCACTTACGATTGTGCCCGCTCCATACCAAATATGATGGACGGTTTGAAGATATCTCTTCGCAAAATTTTGTATTCGGCGTTCAAACGCAAATTGACAAGTGAAATCAAAGTCGCCCAATTTTCCGGATATGTATCAGAGCATAGTGCATATCATCACGGCGAAGCCAGTTTGAATGGCGCTATCGTCAACATGGCCCAGAATTTTGTAGGATCAAACAATATCAACTTGCTAGAACCACTAGGACAATTTGGCACAGCTTTGCAGGGCGGCGATGACAGTGCATCAGAAAGATATATATTCACTCAATTAAATCCATTGACGCGTAAAATATTTCCGGAAGCGGATGATGCAGTATTGAAATATATTAATGATGACGGCACCATTGTTGAACCCGAATTTTATGCCCCCATTATTCCATTTGCATTGATAAACGGAATTTCGGGTATTGGCACTGGATTCTCATGCAGCATTCCGGCCTACAATCCCATGGACGTGGTTCGTTATTTGAAATCGAAACTTAGCGCGAGTGTATATGGCGGCGGCGAATTCATTCCCTATTATGAAGGATTCAAAGGAACGATTCGAAAAATAGCGGACCAAAAATATTTGGTCAAGGGTGTATATGAAAAGATTGGCGAAGACAAAATCCGTATTACCGAATTACCGGTTGGCACGTGGACAATGCCATATATTACATTGTTGGAAGGATTTATGGACGGCGGTGTAGACAAAGCTGGTAAGAAAATACCACCAACGATTAAAGATTTTACCTCGATATGCACTGAATTAGCAGTAGATATAACCGTTGTATTTCCAAAGGGTAAATTGGCGGAATTGGAAGCAGTAGTGGATTCTTTGACCGGTGTAAATGATTTGGAAAAGATGATGAAACTGACGACCACATTAAGTATTACGAATATGCATATGTTTACACATGAATTCAAATTGAAAAAATATGCAAAAATCGAGGATATTATTGATGATTTCTATGGCGTTCGATTGACGGTTTATGGAAAACGCAAGGAAGCGTTGATGAAGGAAATGCAGAAGAAGTTGGTGAAATTGTCGAATCGTGCTAGATATATTTTGGAAACATTAGAGGGTGTAGTCGATTTACGCCGAAAAAACGCGCAACAGGTAAGTGAATTGATGGTGGCGCGTAAATTTGATGTATTGGATGGTGACTATAAATATTTGATTAAAATGCCGATGGATTCGGTGACGCAAGAAAACGTGCAAAATATTTTGAAGGAAAAAGAAGAAACCGAAAAGTTGTTGGCGGATTTAGCAGCAACTACATTGGAAAAAATGTGGTTGTGCGAATTGGATGAATTCGAAAAGGAATATGGAAATTATAAGAAAAGACGCGAAACGGGTTCATCACAAAAAGGAGTAGTAAAAATTAAAAAGGCAGTGGCTAAAAAGTAAGAAACGGTCATTATAATTATTGATGTATATACATTTTTTTATAATTTTGAACCACCCTCAATTTCTTCAATTGTAGGTCCACTATTATTTTCTTCAATTGCAATGGTTAATTTGTTAGCGAAATTTGCAAACTGCATATTAGATTCAATCAATTCAAACCATTTTTTAATGTTAATTGCGTAAACATCTTGTAATCCAATATTAGCTTGTGTAATAGGTGCTCTAACATAAGATGGTGAAAGAAAATTAAAAACACTTGATGATTCAGTATTCACCTTTGTTGTCTCCGGTTCAAAATCTGGACTAGCTCCAAAATCTTTTGTAATACCATACGGTAAGAACGACATCAATTGTTCACCTGTTAAAAACAAATAATCTTCATTTATTTCAGCTTCTAAAATAGATATTTTATTATTGGTGTGTGCAATATTTGCCTTTATCTCTTCGCGTTTAATAACATTATCCACTGTATTTCCTACTGAAACCGGTCCTGCGATTGCTTGTACCGGATTAGGTATAATAGCTGCTGCTAAATTACTAGGTAAAAGTTTAGTATTTGAAAGATTTTGTTTATATTCATTAAGTTTACTAATTAAACCTTCTATTTTTTTTTGATTTTCTTCTTTATTTACAACCTTATTATAAAATTTTGCACTTACTGGAAATATTATCCCTAAACCCACTAATATAATAATTATCATGGAAAGCGTGTTATTTCCACCGTTTTGTTTATAGGTTTTTCTATTTGATTTCTTACCTCCTTTTCTTTTCCCCTTTTTTATACTTTTATAAGCCATCTATCTATATATATACAAAAACATATTTTTTGTATAAATAAAAAACTTACGCGTTTTTACTAAAGATGTGTGAATTATTATGCCTCAATTTGCACCAATTTTCTCTCACCGATTGTTTTCTCTAAGTTTTTTGTCATACCATTCAACGTTTCTTTCGCAATAACATAAAAATGGGTATCCGATGGATGGGTTCCATCTTTTATTACGGAATCAATGGGCAAATTTGCCAGAACTTCATTCGTTAAGCGGGTTTTGTCTACTACTCCATCAATATTTTCCTCTATTATTGTTTTTAAATATTCCTCCGTGACAACTACGGGATTCTTAATGAGTGGATAGTTATTAGTTACCTCGTTTCTCAAATGTGATGCAGCTTGGGCCACATCGAATACTGTTTGCACCTCACTACCATTTGAATCTTCAATACCCAGGTAATACGGTCCAGCTTGAACATTATCGGTTTTTTGTATACCGCGTAAATGGCTTGTTTGTTCATCTGGTAATCGGTATATTATATTCAAGGTTGCCAACATACCAATAGTAAGCATCACCAACATTTGCATGTTGACACCACCCCTTTGTTTATAGGTTCTTCTATTTGATTTCTTGCCTCCTTTTCTTTTTCCTTTACCTTTTTTTATACTTTTATAAGCCATGTATCTATATACAATAACATATATTTATTTTGCTAAAGACATCTTCTTTTTGAAGATTTCTGTTTTGATTTTTTATTTTTATTTTTATTTTTTCTCTTCTTTGTTGTTCTTCTTTTGCCACCAGGATATGGATTATTTATTTCTGGTTTTATCAAAACTCTGTATACATTTTCAAAAAATTTTCTTTCATTTTTTGATTTCCAGTCATAAAAGTCAGAAATTTGTTCTTCATCAAAGTCATATGTATATGCAACTATCATTGGTATCACATTATCAAACAGATTGGTTGGTTGATATTGATGCCTACCTTTTTCCCAGTTCTCTTTGACTATCCTACGAACAGGGTCATTCAATAATCCTTCTGGAAAATCTCCATTCTCATTCAAATCGTCAAATAAATAAGGTAATTCTTCCTTGTCTTTTGTTAAATATAGTTCATCGCTTAATATTCTAAGTTGCTCAATAGTCATATGAGATATTCTACGTGGGTCTGGTTCTCTTCGAAATGTATCTAATGCCATTTTTGGCACATCGCCGTAGTATTTATTTTTTGCAAAATCGAGAACATCTGACGAAAGTATAGGTGTTCCACTATCGGTGGTAACTTTAACTGCATCTCTATAGAAACCATTATTCGCAACAATATCAATTACATCAATAATTGTTGGTTTTTTTGGTGGACTCATACAATCAATATATATTGATTGTATAAATTATTTATTTTTATCTATTATACCATTTTCCTAAATTACACTTGTAACCATATTGTTTACAAATGTAATCAAAAACGTCACCATAATGCATTGACAAATAATTTAGACACAATTATATAATGAACCTTTTTTTAATCCTATTCTTCATCATTCTATTCGTCTACATTGCATATTACATGATTGAATATCGCGAATGCTCAGTAAAAGCATCCACGAGTCGAACGATTGAAAAAGATGGTTTCACCGTATTTTATTGCCCCGATCATCTCAATATTCATTCGAAACCCAGAGAAAAATTAATTCATAAAACACTGGAAAAATTACCCAAAGATTACGTATTCATCGATTATGTCTATAAAATAAATAACACCGCTCTCTCCACCTTCCATAGAGATGTAACATCGAGTCAACAAATCTACGATACGAAATATCCTACCTATACACTTATCTTATACAAATACAATGGGTGTCTCTTGTCCCTTTGTCCCGGTAGCCACGCCTCTTACCCCTTCGTGAATTCCAATATCGTTAATTACCATGGAAAGGCGGGAACATGTTTCTTGTTCAATTGTGATATATTGCACGCCGGGTGTCTAAACCATTGTAAATATCGCGAAGTTATTCAATACAAACTATGTCACAAGGACGATTATCCTAAATTAATACATCTCCATAAAATAAATACTCAAAAAAACGAAATTTGCAGAGACAATCTATATG